AGAACTACTACTAAAAAGTCAGGTATTGGACTATCAGTTAACTTATTATATGTTGATGAATTTGCCCACATAAATGAATCTAATATAGACGATTTCTATAGGGCAATATTCCCAACAGTTACAGCAGATCCAAACGGTAAAATTATTATAACATCGACACCAAATGGAAAAAACAAATTTTGGGAAATATGGAAAGATGCAGTAAATAGAGATTCCAACTATGTTCCTTTACGAGTAGACTGGTGGCAAGTCGCAGGGCGAGACGAGCAATGGAAAAAAGACAAGATCGCAGATCTTGGCTCTATCGAAGACTTCAATCAGGAATATGGACTACAATTTTTTGCATCTGATAAACTGTTACTGAATTCAAGAGACCTTAAGCGCCTTGATATAATTAAACAGGAATATAAATTAACATCTATTCCTTTTAGCGAGGAACTATCATATATAGGTGAATCGTTATTCTTTCATGAAAAGTATTCTAAGTTAGGAATACCAGATTTTAAAAACGACCCTGCTAACTACGTATTTAGCATAGATACTGCTGACGGTATTGGAGGAGATTATTCTATATTAAATATATATAAAGTAGTCCCTCTTCCTATAAATCAATTATTGAAAAAAAGACATTTAATTAAGGACGAAATTGATACTATATCTATAGTGCAGATTGGGTACCTTAGATCTAATAACGTAGACATCAATGAATTTACTTTAGCGTGTGAATATGTCATATATAACATATTTAATCCTGATCAAACTAGAATAGTAATAGAGTTAAACCATAAAGGAGATATACTACTAGATAGGTTATCTAGCAATAATGATTATTGGCAAGGTCAAATAGTAGCAACTAAACATACTCAAGCATCTGAAAAATATAAACCTGGATTACGTTTAGGTCCAACTAATAAATTAAAATATTGCGAAAAGTTTAAATATATGATAACAATAAATAGAATAATACCTAATGATGAGCTAACTATTAATGAGCTATCATGTTTTGGTAGATCTAAAGGGGGAATATACAGAGGACAGAATGGAAACGACGATTTAGCTATGACATCTGTAAACGCTTCATCACTTTTTGATTCTAGTCAATTTTGGGATATTGCTGTAGAAACGTATGAAAGATCTGACCCTGAATATCAAAAAATGGTAGTAGAAAAAATATTTAATCTTAATTCGAATGACACAAAATCAACATGGGATTTTGATGAACTCCGCCGAATGAATAATACAGGGTATTCCTCTAAAAAACATGATAAGTCTGACGTTAATATATTTAACTCTGATACAATAAATCATCTTAAAAATTTAAGAAATAATTTTTTTAAAAATAAGTAAAGTTTAGTATAATAACAAAGTGCCGTTTAGAGTCAACCTTGAACACTACTTCTACCTGATAATCTATACGTCCTTAACAAAATAATTACTACTTAATGGGGTTTGAAGAAATTAATAAAACTGCGAATCGAAGGATTCAGCAAATTGCCTATAAATTTACTAACGACACAATAACAGAAAAAGAAAGAAATGAATTAGCTACTTTAATTTATCCTAAGCTTAAATTTTACATTTGGAAATTTTGCAAAAATAATGATGACACTGAAGAAGCTCTACAATGGACTCTTAAAAAGATTTTTAAGAATGTATCTAAGTTCGACTTTAACAGGGGTAGATTTACGACATGGATATACACTATAGCTAGAAATGAAACTTTATTTTATTTGCATGTAAAAAATAAAGTTAGTTACGTTAATATAGAAAATGGATCTACCTTAAGGTCTACTATGCAAGAAACTGACGATATGTCAGATGTAGAAGGAGATTTTCAAAACCTATATAATATAACCTTATCTGAGATCTATGGGATAGAGGATACTCTCTTAAAAAATATCGCTATAGATAAAATGATAAACAAAGATAAGGTAAAAAACATAGCAAGCAGATATGATATTAATGAGAATACTGTGAAGACTAAATTAAGAAAAGTTAGGATAGATTTAAAAGATAAAATTTTAAACACTCATCCTTCATTTAAAGAATCATTAAATAATATATTTAATATATGAAAAAATTAATAAGTTATATTAACCCTATTGATTCCTATAAAACATTTAAGAAATCAATAGATGAGCTATCTAGATATTTAAGATATTCTAAGATATTAAGTGAGCTAGATAATGAAGGTAAGCTCAAAGCTACAGGGATTAAGCTAGAAAAAAATTTAATGTACATTGGCGTTAATCTAAATCCTGATTTACTAAAGTATACAGATGGAATCGAACAAGAGTCCGTTGAGCTTAGGTTTGTTTCTGATTCAATGAAAAAATACACAAATTTTTTAGAAAAAGAAGGCATACTTGACGCAATATCTGCCGATTACGAAAGAGTATATAATAAAGACTTTTATGGATACGTAGTAGAAGTAAAATTTAAAATGAATACATATAATAGATCTAGATTCATATATGATTCTATATTTCTATCATCTATTATAGGATTAATTTCCATAGGAATATATAACCTAATAAATAACTTTTTATAGACTAATAAATAAAATAAAGTAGTATTATGAAAATTACACAATTAGTAAAAGATCATGTCTGGAAGATATTAGCTATAATATTTATGTTAGGTTTTATCGGACGAGGATGTACTAGCAGTAAAATATCAAAGACTAATAAAATCCTTGAGTCGCATAATTCTCAAATAACTCATAAAGTAGATTCCTTGATTGAAGTAGTTTCGATACTAGAACAAAAGACTTTAGATACCGAAAAAGCAGAATCAGTCATGGAAAAAGTAATGTGGAAGTTTTTAGAACTAGAAGAACTATCTGATAAGAATCATATTCCAATAAACGAATTAAAATATAAAGATTCTAAAAAATAGATTTATAGAATGATAAAGTGGATTAACAGGAATAAACAAACAATAATTAGGAATTCATTTTTAGTTCCTATTTTGCTTGTGGTTATAATGTCTATTAGTCATGTTGTTAGCTGGTACGAATTAGGCAATCCTCTTAGTTGGGCGATATATCTTTCAATAGCAATTGAAATATTTGCACTTGCTTCGGTTTCCGCCTCTACTTTAAGCGGTACTAAGAAAGCCATATGGTTTTTATTCGGATTGGTTACTGCAATACAAATAGTAGGTAACGTATTTTTTGAATATGAATATATTAATGTAGAAGGAGAATCTTTTAAAGCATGGCTAGAATTAATAAGTCCAATTGTAGACGATTGGGGAATACTTGAACATAAAAGGCTTCTTGCTTTAATACAAGGAGGAACTCTTCCAATAATGTCTCTTACTGCCTTACACTTCTTTATAAAGTTTAACGAAAGTATAGTTAACGTTAAAGAAGAACATGCAAAACCAATAGAAAAAAAGGAAGAACCTTCTTCAGTTGCAACTGAAATAATACCTCCTATTCCAACAGAACCTCCATCTGGAGAAGGATTGATGTCTTATATGGATAAACCAGAGGAGGAGGCTGAAAATAAAGAACCTACTGAATTAGAATTAGCAAGAAACTATTGGGGTAAAACTAAAGGCAGTTTTGAAGGAATCTCTGAATCTGACATAATAGATAACTATAGAAGCAACAGGTTTCGTAAAGACCCTAACTACTCAAAAGGAAAAAAAATATGAATAACTAATGATATCAGATTTAACTAATATATGCTGTGAGAATTCAGCATCTGATCAAGCAATACTTCAATTATTTAACGACAAATGTTTTAAGATAGTTGAAAAAGATAAAACCACTGGTAAATTTTGCTTAGACGAGTTTGCTTTCCCAGCTGATGGATATTCATGTATTAGCATAGAAGTAGCAGCCAGCGGAGGAGAGCATGTAATATTTGATAATGGTATTGATGTAAGTTCACCTCCAGCAACTCTTACTGCAGATACTTTATATGTTAGAGGATTGATGTTATATATCACATACCCTACTAAAGACGTAAACGGAGATGAATTGAGTATTTCAAATAAAAAAGTTACAGTATCAGTCGAAGACGTTGCTGCTGCATCATATAGAGATCATTCGATATATAACTTATTTACAATATTCACAAATCCTAAGTCAAATGTCACCCTTGACTTAATAAATAGAATAAAGATAGCTAACTCTAGCGCGCTTTTTAAAGTCGACATTAAAGGGTTAATTATATACGGAAAAACACCAGCATAATAATGGAAAATAGCGGAATAGAAATATTAAATTTAACACACGCAATATCTTATGAATTACAATTCATAAGTACTGATAGGAGAATTCCTAATGGACAGCCTACATCTTTAGGATATAATCAAATAGGTGGACCTCTTGCAGGTGATAAGATAGGACATGCAAATGGACCGATTTTTAAAGTCGAATTTGTAACTATACCCGCAAGTAAGCATATTAGAATATGGGGTATAGATAACGCAGACGCAGACGTAGTAGTATATCCTACTGATTACCTTATAAACAATCCTAAGTTAGACATATGGTTAAGAAAGTTTGAATGGACTAATGCAGCAGGTGTTACGGAAACTGCTCCTACGTCATATAAGATACTAGGACATAGAAAAAGAATACAGTCATACGTTCATGGATAAGATTAATGAGTCTTCATCATCAGTAACTGCATTTCAAAATAGAGATGATATGAGAGGTCTTCCTTTCTATGGACAGAAAGGGGACTTTAATTTTGTAACAGGAAGAAGTCAATTTACTCCTGGTATTTCTATAAAAATGCTTCCTCTTAGGGATCTATCTAGAAATACAGACATTGGAATAAGTCCATTTGATCAGCTTATTTCTGTTGTTCGACATTATTTTAATATTGGAGATAGAGTAAGAGGTAAAAAAGTAAATTCCTTTATAGATTCAGAAGAAGGAGAGGTATCTATAGGTAATATAAAAAAAATCGATATAGATCGCAGAAATGAGACTATCGCGATTTTAATAAAAGATCCAGAAACGTTAGATACTACTGAAATATACTTTGATTCAATGGAAAAAATCGTAGAATCTAAATATTATGCTAAATCCTTTGACCAATTTATAGGATCGTAGTATAAAACCTTTCATCAATATCTAGTTTAATATATAAAAACAATTCAATATGAGTGATAATATTGACGAGTCTAGTGCTCTTAATCATCTAGATCAAATAGATGAAAAGCACGGAATAAACCAACAAGTTGAAATACATAAAAAAGAGCCATCTAAATCTTTAGGTAAGGCTAGTACTTACTCTAATTCTATGTCTGATGCAGAAGAATCTCCGTGGAAAATACTAAATTTTAGCCTTCTTCCGTCTGAAGGTTTATTTTACGAAGCTAATTCTGAAATAGTTCTTAAGTCTGCAAAAAATAAAGAAATAAAGCACTGGTCTACTATGGATGAGCACGATCCAATAGACGTTAGGGAAAAAATAAACTTTATTTTAAATAAATGTATCAAGTTTAAAGTAAAAGGAACTAATCATCGATTCAACGCAAATGATATAAGTAACGTAGACTTATATCATTTATTATTTAGAATACACGAACTCACTTTTCCAAATATGGAAAATAAGTTAATGGCTAAGATAAAATGTAAAAGTAAAGCGTGTGGTCACGTCAATAAAATACAAGTAACTAGTAAAAATCTTATAGGGTTTAACATACCCTCTGAGTTAATGCAATGGTATTCTCAAGAAGAAAAATGTTTTGTAGTAGAATCAGAAAAAGTAGGAGAAACTTTAAGATTTTATATGCCAACAAATGGAGTTTTAAGCGAACTTAGAAGATATAAGAATAAAGAAATACAAAAAGGAAGATCAATAGACGATTCATTTTATAGTATAGCTCCGTATATGGTTAAAGACTGGAGAGATCTTACTGATGTAAATATACTTCAAATAAAAAGCTCATATGACGGATGGGGAGGTATTAAATTTACTGCCGTTTATAAATTCATAGAAGAACTTAAAAAAACCTCATTAAATCGTGTGCTAGGATCATGCGAAAAATGTAAAAGCAGACTGGAGGACCATATTTTTTTGGGAGGAAGCTTCACTACAAAAGATATTTTCATTATTTCAGGTGGATTTAATGAATTTATTGGAGCTTAATGCTCGATTTGCAGTGAAGCTGCACCAAGATTTAAATACAGTATTAGATATGGAATGGTTAGACTTTTCCTTAATGCTAAATATAATAAACGATGATATATCTAAAAGTAACGATGTGATTTCTAATAATAGGGAATCTAACACTACATCAATGTCTAATAAGTCGTTTGCAGTAAATTTGCCTTCTCGTCTAAAAACTAAATAAATAATAAAAAATTAACTAAATTGGCTGAAGCATTAGATAAGTTTATTAAAGTATATGAGGATTACTCTAACGAAGAACTAGATAATTCAATAGAAGACGAAGTCCAAACTAAAGCAAAACATGAAGAATATTTAAAGCTCAGGCCTGAGCTTTCAAAAATTGCAGAATCTAAAGGAATGCTTGAAATATTTAATTCAATATTTCTAGAAGATGGCGATGTAAATAGAGACATATATAAAGAAAATTCTGATAGGTTTAAGGAACTAGGTCCTGATTTTTACACAAAGATTACTAGACTTTATAAAAAACTACGAAGAACTGAAAGAAAAAGCAAAAACGCATCCTCCGACTTAGTTAGAGCAAAAGGATTCAAGGAGTTAGGTGCAAACGGTCTTCTAAAAAACATAATGGCGTATTTTAAAAAATACCCAAAAATATACAAGATTGATAAATTAATTAAACAGGAGTATTATTTCTTCAATTCGTTATCATATGGCGTAAATAATCTAGACGATAGTTCTATATATACTCCAGCAGGATTGAGATACAGAGAAAGAACTAACTTACATAACGCGTTTGTTGAATTTGCTAAACAATCTAAAGAAGATGAAGAAATTAAAGGAGAACTTATTGCCGAGCCGGGTGACTCCTATGATGATACTGGCATGGAATCGCCATCAATTAATGATAAAGAAGAATTTTCCTCGAAAGAAGAGTCCAGTCCTATTAATGATTTAGATTCTACATCTAAAGAAGACATAGGGACGAGTGCAATAAACCCAGATTCTACTGAAAAATCAGAATCTGCTGATGACTCTATGATATCAACATCTGATATCTCAATGGAGCCTGAAGTTTCCTCTGATATAGAAACTAACATTGAAGAGACTGGATCTAATAGTGAAGTTATAAACAATTCTGAAAGCACATCTAACGAAGCAGTATATAACACTGACATTATCAATTCAAGTTTACCAGGTGAGATCTTAACAGACGCTATCCCTAATCAGATTGACAAATCGTCACCGTCAATTAATAATACGTCTAATTTAATTAACGAAGGGTCTAATCAAGAGGTTACGTCTAATTTAATTAACGAAGGGTCTAATCAAGAGGTTACGTCTAATTTAATTAACGAAGGGTCGAATCAAGACACTAAAATAAGTAATGAGTATAATTCAACACAATCAAGTGAAAATAGTTTAGGAGGATCTACTTTGAATATATCAGACAATATGTCGTCTAATAAGGCAGAAGTAGCTAATTCGACATCCAATGTCTCAGAAACAATAAATAGCAATTCTCTTAATAACGTATTAGATTCTTCTTCAGCATCTAATGACAAGACTACTAGCGAAACTAGTTTAACTGAAGTATCTAAAAATGATGTTAATGTAAATAAAGAAGTATTTCCTATGAACATAGATAATACTAAGACAAGCACATCGAGCTCTAATACTACTTTAGATTCTAATAAAAATACGCCTGAAATCGCATCTTCAATATCTGAAAATAATACAAATAATAATACTAGCGTAAATAATAAAACAGATGAATCCGGTAAAAAAGACGAGACTCCTATGGGAGTAAATATTGATATGGGAGAAGTTGTAAGTAGACTAGGTAGAATAGAATATTTACTTAACTCTACATTAGATGTTAGAATAAAATCATAATATGGATAATAAATTTAAAATATACAAAAAAGAAGTGATCAATCTAGCTGATAAGTATTGTAAAGCAGAAGAGTCAGTAAATAATATTGAAAAAGAAATAGAAAGGCTTAAAAACATAAAAGATTCAATATCAGAATCAATAAATAGTCTTAAATCTGAAGAAACTATTCTTATAAATAAAATAGAAGATGAAACAGGAGAAATGGCAACGCCAGACTTGTTTATTTCTATTATGAAAATGGATTAATATGACTAATAAAGATAAAATACTTGTTGGATTAATAGTAATTCTCATCTTGCTGTTGATAGGGTCTCATTTAAAAAATCAATATGATAGATCTAAAATGCTTGATCAAATAGAAGAAGCAAATAAGCACGTATTGAAATTAGATAAAGTACAAAAAGAAGTAGATGGTCAATACGCTAAACTAGTAAATAACTATAAAACTGAAAAAGATCTAAAGCATGAGCTTAAGAAAAGAAACAATAAGCTATATAACAGAATAAAAAATCAAAATGAAGATATTATAATGTTAAATAGAACAGTTATATCTTTAAAATCAGAAAGATCTACAGGTGATGTTATGGTTGATCCTATTGATTCTAATAGTTTAGACTTATATTTAAGATATCCTGAAAGCGATACTGCATTTATTAAATGGAAAGGATCAATATCTTTAATAGATAATAAATACGAAGGAGATTGGACTTTTAATAAGTTTCCTATAGAAATAATATTAACCGAAACCCAAAGAGGTCTTTGGAATTCTAGGCTAATAGGTCCAGATTGGCTTAATGTAGATTCAATGACAGTAAACAGCTTACCTAAAAATAAAATAGACGATGATAAAACTAAAAGTTTTGGTTTTATGTTAGGCGGGGGAATAAGCAATAGCCTTAATGTTAACGAGCCGAACGCAATTAGAATAGGTGGAGGCATCTACTTTAAAAACTCTACATTATTAATAAATGCATCGACTAGAAATATCATAGGTCTTGAGTATTACCATAGATTCAAAAAGATTAAAAATAAATAACAGAAATGGCACAAAGTAGATTTATTAGTATAAGTTCGTATTGTTTAGTTGAATATATGTCGGAGCCATTAGCCTCTCCGAATTTTTTAACAGAAGACATCACATTGGTTCAAAATAGCGATACTGGGTTAAATCAAATATATAATGGGGACGGATCTTATCTTAAAACTAAGAACATAAAAGACCTATCTGTCGCTAGCATTGGGGGTAATAAGTTTGCATATTTAGACTCTGAAAAATCTCCAAATTATATAAACTACGACTCTAAGTTATCTGAAACATCATTAACAGGATATAATGTAGTATATGATAAAGTACGATTTCATTTTATTTCAGGATTCGACTTTGAAGGATTCAAGGCGTTAATATTAAGTGTTAAAAATACTCAAAATGACGGAACTATTAATATATTTTCAAACATACTAGTTGCTCCTGAAACTATCGATGAGCTAATAACATTTAACCCTAAGCCTATATTCTTATCTGACTCATTATATGACAGATTTATAGATATTAAAGTTCCTTCACCAAAAAATATAAATGAGGAATATAGAACATCAGCAACTCCTCAAAATACCTTTGCTGCTAAAATTACTCCAACTGATTCAGGAGGACATACTGGATTCATATATAATTCGCCTATGACAATTGGAGTAGCCGAATGTGGTAAACGTGAAAAGTTAGACACTGATACTGCTACTAAATATGATGTATTTGAAGTAACTGAGAATTATCAATCTACCTTATCTCAAACTAATGAGTTTGATGTAGTAGGAGCTCAGGTGCAAGAATCTTCAAATGGAGACTTTATAGAGTACTATTTAACATATAATTCAGGTTTCCCTGAAGACTTAATATCGATGTTAAATAGAAGAAACCCTCAAGATGATTGGATAGTAATTCATCAATTGAGTATATTTGAACAGGTAGGTAGTGCTTTTATAAACACATCCCGACAGGTAATATTTCAAGAAGACGACTATGATGAGCCTTTAATATTTAGGCCGGTATTAAAAAATGCAGGTAGTGCTATTAGCATGTCAATTGATTTACTATGTAGACTAACTAATAAAAGAACTGGAGAACAAATAATTAGAGAAGCTTCCTTTTCTTTACTTTCTCCTAAAAAATATGGAAAAAGCCTAGTTAACATACCACTATCAGATGAGCCTCAATCTCAAAGAGTATATAATAAAATTATAAAAAAGAATTTTGAAGCAACTAAACTATTTATTGAACCTACTTTTGCACCAGGATTTGGCGGAGATGCTGTTTCTGAATTAGCACCAACAAAATCAATCGAATATGTTCCAATATTCTTTAATAACAATAATATATCTATATCTAATAATAGTGGTTCACTTAAGACTTCGGATATATCAGATGAGGTGGTATTTGGACCAGGTAAGCTTAGATTCATACTATCTCCATTTGATAACAGCCTCAAGTTTAAACTTCTTAACGTAGTCAATTCTAAGCTTATCCCATTAGACTTAAATCTTAACTCTGCTAAATATAGATTAGTATTTGAAACAGACAAGGGTAAAGTATCAATAGATAATTTAAATAGCGACACTAGCGAAAATCTTGCAATAGGAGAAATATCATTTAATATAGCTAAAAAACAAAGTGGGTCGATATTATCATCTAGTTTAAAAACAATGTATATTACATCAGTAGGACAGGATGGTGCTGAAAGTATGATGTATTCTGGAGAATGGAGAGCATCAGTAGATCAATCTGAAGTTAACAGCGCTATTTCCGAATCTAAGGCTGAAGCTGAAGATAGACAAACACAGGAAGATAAGATAACCGAATTAGAAAACAAGATATCTGAATTAGAAAAAAGCGACCCTTCCAAAGTTCTAGAAACTCCACTGCGCGCGTTTAGAAAAGTTGCGACTGCTTCAATTGTTAATAAGTTTGGAACTAAAAATCCTAGTAAAATAAAAACTGATGTATCTAACGCCGGTAAAAAATCTAAGTAGATTGGTTAAAATATTAATCTTTTTAAAGATAAATAAAATAAAATAATGTTAACAGTTATGAAGGATTTTATCCAAAAGGTTTTAACTGAACTTAATGAAAATAAAAATATCAAGTCTAATTCGTTAGTTAAGATGGTTTCAGAGTCAGTTAATAAGTCCATATTAAACAAGCAAAGCTCAGAGTCTATATATAAACAACTTAAAGTAGATTTAAAAAGTATAAATGAGCACTTAAAAAATCAAACAATAGATATTTTATTGTCTCAATTTGAAAAAAATGAAAATACTACAGATTCTGTTATAGAAGAAATGACTAGATTAGGAGATTTAAAATCTCAACTATCTAACATAAAAGAATCTAATGCGTATTCTGATCCTATTATTTCATCAGCTGTTAATAGATACGAGGTAATGTTAGAATCTCAAGTTGAATTTAAATTGTATCCCTCTTTTATTAATGAATTTTCTAGATTTTCAACAGAAAAATCAGTTATTGACGCAGTAGAAGTTATATCTAAAGTATTAGAATCTAATGATGAAGATTTAGAAATGTTATTTAACATATATGAAATGTCTGGAATTAGCTCTAAGCTATATACAGGAGTAGTTTCTGAATTAAAAGAAATGTTAATCAATGAATCTTATTCATCTGATATAATTAACTTAAAGTTTGGAAAAACCAATCTTCCTCTTATAACTAACTTAGTTAACAACCTTAAGATTTTAGAATCTAAAAAAGACAACAAATTTACTTTAGGATCTGGAGATACTGATAATAGAATACAAAATACTATTGCTCCAACTCTTAACCTAGGTAAAGGAAATGTTATTTCGTATATAGATGATAGATTTATGAGGATATCAGAATCAACTGATGAAAAACAAGGAGACACTATTCATATTAATGAAGCAGGTTTTGTCATATCAACTGTTAATCCAAATGTAGTATTAAAAGAAAATAAAGAGTTTTACTCTTTAT